AATTATGGCAACTCGTTATGGATTAGTGCTAAATGGCACAACAATACAAGAATTACAGTCAGGTGATACTATCATTGGCTTAACTTCTAGTACAGCACTTCAAAAAGGTGATGGTTCTACTGGCCTTACTGCTGCCACAGCAGGCACAGACTATTTAGCTCCTCCATCAGGCACAGCTATTTTAAAAGCTAATAGTGGTGGTGCATTAGCAAATGCTTCTGCAGGTACAGATTATTTAGCACCTCCTTCAGGTACATCTATTCTAAAAGCAAATAGTGGTGCTGCATTAGCTAACGCTATTGCTGGTACAGACTTTTGTGCTGCTACTACAGGTTCTAGCGTATTAAAAGGTGCTAGTGGTAATACAACAGCAGCTACAGCAGGTACAGATTATGTTGCACCAGGTACAGCTACATCATTTACTGCTAAACAAACATTTACAGGTTCATCTTCTACATTAGCTGCAGTATTTACAAATGCAGCAGAAGTTACTACAGTATCAGCCACAGCAGCTACAGGTACTATCAACTATGATGTTACAACACAGTCTGTGTTATACTATACATCTAATGCAAGTGCTAACTGGACAGTTAATTTCAGAGCATCAAGTGGCACATCTTTAAATACAGCTATGGCTACAGGCGAAACTATTACTGTTGCATTTTTAGTCACTCAAGGTACTACAGCTTATTATAATAATGCAGTTCAAATTGACGGAAACTCTATTACACCTAAATATCAAGGTGGCACAGCACCTACAAGTGGTAATGCTTCATCTATTGATATTTACCAATACACTATTGTTAAAACAGGCTCTGCAACATTTACAGTATTTGCTTCACAAACTAAATATGCGTAAGGGAACATATGCCTAAATTATCTTCTCGTGGAAGCATGTCAAATAGAGGCTTCGGCTTTGGAAGTGGAGTTGGTAGAGTTGTATATACTTTAACAATATCAGCTAATACACAAAACTATGATGTATATACAAATAGAAGTCCATCATATGTAGCAGGGTCATCTGATATTACAGTTCAGATTAATCCAGGCGTAACTGTAGGTAGCTCATCTGTACCATCATATGCGTTATTAGTCCCAAGTTCATTTAGTCCAACTGATACAATTACTATTATAAATGATGGCTCTATAAGAGGTGCAGGAGGAACTGGAGGCTCAGGCACTCCTGGTATGGGTACGAGTACCGCTCCATCAGGAACTGCTGGTGGTAATGCAGTTTATGTAAATAGACCTACTACCATTACCAATAACGGAACTGTTGCTGGCGGTGGCGGTGGCGGTGGGGGTGGGGGTAGTGCTAATGTACCTGCGTATCCTGGAGGTAAAAATCCACCTTATAGTCTAGGTGGTGCTGGCGGTGGCGGTGGCGGCGGAGCTGGTGATAGTGTAGGTGTTGGAGGCTCTGGAGGAGCTGATGATGATACAAACCCAGCATCTTCTACTGCTGGAAGTCCTGGGGCAAATGGCACAGCTACAACAGGCGGTGCTGGTGGTAACGGTGGTGTTTCTAATCTTCCTAGCCCTCCTGGTGTTGCAGGAGGAACAGGTGGTTCAGGCGGTGGAGCTGGTAGTGCTGGCTCTGCAGGAAACCCAGGTATTAATCAAGCAGCAGCTACTCCATATGCTGGTGGAAGTGGTGGAGCTGCTGGTAATTACATTACAGGAAATTCTTTTGTTACATGGCCATCCACAGGAACAAGACAAGGAGGCGTTGCTTAATTTAACGGAAAAAATATGAAAAAAATTAAACTAAAAATTAAAGGATATGATGAAGATACTAATTCTTTAATAGTATCTTTTGCATCAGATGAAACACAATCTCAAAATCCAGATGATTATCAATCATACGCATATCAACCAATGACTATGTGGCCTGATATTGATGATGTTAATGAAATTACAAAAAGAATTGCTCAAGCTGGTATTTATCTTGCAGAACAACAATCTATTAAAGAAAAATTTAAGGCTAATCCATCAAAAATTGCTGAATATAAAGCATTAATAGGGAATGAAGTAGAATTTAATGTAGCTGATATTACTAGCACTACATCATATAATAATGAGGTAAATGTATGATTTACCAAAAAGATATAATATGCAGGGGATTTACTTTATGCTGTGGTAGTGCTACCGCTAATGAAACACTTAATGCACCTAATATAGGAGGTGGCAAGTTTAATCATTATGTATATGTATATCTAGGTGGTGGTGTGGTAAGTAATGGGGTTGAATACATTACAATGAACGAAGGAACATTAACTGATCTTTCACAGTTTGCTGGTGCTCCAATACAATATAAATCTTTTCCTGAAGGAGGTATTTGGGTTGCTATTAATCCTGTTCCTGATTCAAAAAGATATGATGGCAGATTGCTGACTGGTCCAGTAACAGAGTCTATCACAGGAGATGGGTCAGAAATGTTTGTGATTAGTTTTGAAAAGAAAATTCAATGTAATGATGTAGATGTTAATCCTTTAGATTATGTAAGAGTTTTAAATGGTGCGACTAAAAATATTAACGTTCCAGAGGGAGCTGTTGCGGCTATATTTACAGAACGTAAATGAATCCAGCAGAAGTACTATATACTCCTTTAGATACACCTAATGCACCTAGCATTGATGTTGAAAAATTAAAAACTTGGATTGATTCTCATCAAAGTTATAATTCAAAATATGATGCTGGAAGTATAACGCCTTCAGATGTATTTCCTTGGAAAGTTTCTTATATAAAAGAAAGTAATAAGTGGTGTAATAATTTTAATGTAGAGTTTCCAGAACTTGCAGAATATGTTAGTAGTGCATATGGGTTACAACCTGATGATATAGTTACTGGTATTTTTGCATACGCTAAATCTGACTTTGAAGGTATGGGATTTTGGCATAGTGATGTTGATTCATCTGGATTAAGAATGTATATTCAAAACGAAGAAACAGATGATTTTTTATTTATTAAACCAACAACACATCCATATAATAATTTTCCAACCGACAGATTAAAAGGTGGTAATTCAGAAATAAGTCTAATGGATGGTTCTTTTCAAATTCAAAAAGATATTATACACTCTGCAAAATTACTAAAACCTACACAATGTTTTTACTTAAATAGCGTCAGAGGAGTTCACGCTATAAAAACAAACAAAAAAGGATGCACAAGAATACTACTTGCTTTAACTTTAGATTTAAATATAGGTATTCAAAATTTACCAGAACATCTTAAAGAATTGATTGTAAACTCTGCTAAAAAGTATAAAGATTATGCTATAATCTGGACACCACCCACAACAACGTAAATTATGTCTAAAGCATTGTTTGATCAAAATGGATATTTAATAATACCACAACTCGTACCTGTTGAGTTTTGTTATTTTTTTACGCATATACTTTTAAGGCAACAATACGTTCAAAAAACTAAAGGTGATGCACAAGTTCCTAACGCTGCGGCTATTATGAGTAAGAATGATAGTTTAATCTTTGAAACATTGCAAGAAAGATTATGGACTACAATAGAAGATATAGCTGAAGAAGAATTATTGCCTACTTATTCTTACGCAAGATTATATTCAAATGGAGATGAGCTTAAGGCACACACAGACCGACCAGCTTGTGAAATAAGTGCTACCATTCAATTAGGTAGATCACATCATTATTCATGGCCTATTTATATGGGCAATCAAAGAATTGATTTGGGTGAAGGTGATGCTGTTCTCTATAAAGGATGTGAAATAGAACATCATAGAAAAGTATGTGATGGCCCAGAAAACTATTATTCAGGTCAAGTCTTTATACATTTTGTTCGTAAAAACGGAGAATTTGTAAATCACTATAAAGATGTAATTGCACAAGGTACTCATAGACATAAAGTAGATTTTACTAAAAATAGAACGTATTTAATGGAAATAAAATGATTGAATACAAAGTAAATAATAGTAAATTTATTAGAGTCTATGATGATATATTTAATTTTAAATATAGACACGATCTTTATAAGTATGTAAATGCTTCCTATTTTAGGATAGGCTGGGAAGATGACACAGTATTTGAAAATAGAAAACATAGATTTTTACATGCTATTTATTCTGATAAAGATATAGCAGATATAAAACTTATTGAAGCGATACAAAGTTCACAAGCTGCCAAAGAACTAGAAGGATATAAAGTAGTTAAATGCGTAGTTAATTTATCTACTCCTTCAGATGCAAACTTTAGACATATTCATGGCGAAGACAAAATACTTTTGTATTATGTAAATATTGAATGGGAAGATGGTTGGCATGGCGAAACAATGTTTTTTAACGAAGATGGCACGCATATTAGCTACGCTTCCGCATATACGCCAAATAGATTAATTGCGTTTGACCCTAGTATACCTCATGCAATAAGACCACAGTCGCATATAGCACCATATTATAGATTTACATTGGCAATTATATTAAATAAATGTTAATTGTCATAGATAATTTTTTACCGATAGACAAAAATAAAGAAGTTGTAAATTTTTTTACAGCTCATAATGCAAGCGAAAGTCGCTGGTTTCAAGGTGAGTTGCAACAATATTTAAGTGGCACTTGTTTCATATCAGATTGTTTAAAAACAGTAAGTAAATATTATGATTTGACAAACATGATTGGATGTGAAATGTGGTGTCATAATAATACTAGACCTGATTGGCACTACGATAAAGATGAAAAGTTATGGCAAGAAAGTAAAGAAATAAAATCTCCTTTATGTAGTATTGTTTATTATGGTATAGCTGATAATTTAATAGGTGGTAAATTTATAACTGAAACTATAACAGTTACACCAAAAACTAATAGATTAATAATTTTTTCACCTAATACGCATCATACAGTAGAAGAATACACAGGAAATAGGTTAGCAATAGCACTTAATCCTTGGGATATTAAACCAAAGGCTTATGAATGATATACCCTATACCACCAGTTAATACATTTGGAAAAGACCATTCAGCATATTGGGAAGGTTTTTTAACTGACGAAGAAATAAACTATCTTGCAAATGTTAATAATTGGTCTAATATTGCTCCAGCTCAAATAGGTTCTGGTGTTACAAATCAAAATATTAGGTCAACAAAAATATCATGGCTAGAATTATCAAATGAAAATAAAGATATTTGGAATAAACTAGCTAAAGTAGTTGCAGAGGTTAATAGTAGATATTTTCATTTTGACTTAACAGGATTTTACGAGCCCATACAGTTAGGCATTTATACTGCTGAAGATAAAGGTCATTATGACTGGCATGTGGATATGTTTATAAGTAATACAAATGCTCCTAGAAAATTATCTATGGTTTTAATGTTATCTGACCCTTCTGAATTTGAAGGTGGGGAATTACTACTAAAATCAGATAGTGATGAATACAGATCATTAAGTCTAGCTAAAGGAAGGGCTTGGTTTTTTCCTTCTTATATGCTTCATAAAGTAACTCCAGTAACGAAAGGCACAAGAAAAACTTTAGTGCTATGGGTTGGTGGACCACAGTTTAAATAATTTATATTGAAAAGGGGTTAAAATGTTTGGTATAACAACATTTGCCGAAACCTCGTTTAGTACGTTAGGCAAGATAGGTGGCATAATATTAGCTACTGCACAAGTAAATGCAGACGCTACCGTTACAGCTAATGCTAATGCGATAAAACCATTTAGTGCTGCCATTACAGCAAACGCTAATGTTACAGGTAATGCAACAAGAATAAGATTAAGTACTGGTTCTATAAACGGAACTGCTAATGTAAGTGCTGTTTACTTACGCATAAGAGATGCTGTAGGCTCTATTACAGGTAATGCGACTGTAACTGCACTAGGTTCTTTTGAAATTACAGGTTCTGCAAGTATTACTGGTAATGGAACAGTAGCTCTTAATTATCTACGCATAAGAACAGACTCTGGAAGTATTACAGGTAATGCAGCTGTATCTTGTTTAGCAGGTTACGAGGTAAGTGGTGAAGCACAAGTAGTCGCTAATGCTAGTGTCTATTGTCTAGGTGGTCTTATTACAGGTGCAAGTGCATCTATCACACCTATAGCCACAGTAATAGCAAATGGTAGAATCATAGGGGATGAATGGTCAGTAGTTTCTGCTGGATCAGAAACATGGACATCTATTTCCCCATCAACAGATGTATGGACAGAAGTTACACCAGGTAACGATGTATGGCTTCGTCAAGGATAGTTAATTAAGGATAAAAAATGGCAAAAACCAAAATTAGTGAATATTCATCAACCGCAGCAGATAATACCGATATAAGCAATATTAA